GCTGTACGCGACCTCGGCTGCCGTAGAACTATTCCAACGGCCTGCGGCACCCGATGGGCCAAGCAAGAAATACCGCTGGCACAAAGCCAACTCAGTCCCATACGGTCTGCGCTCAAACGGCGTGGCGACAGAGCCAGCTTCGAGTTGGACGCCTGTGATGTAGAAGGTGGCTCCGCTTGTGGCGAGAAGGTTTGTTGCACCTGAGACCGAATAGTCTTCAGCCGCTGCCCATGCGCCAACGGTGCCGTTGTAGTCTGAACCGGCACCCAATGTAATCCCAAGCTCTATGCCAGTACCGTTGTTGGTCAGCCATGTCCCAGTTGTGTCGCCTGTAATAGTGACCGACTTTTGTTCAAACGTGTTTGCTGAATTTATGGTGAACGTGAAAGGCTGCGTTCTGTTGCTCGCGCTGTTGCCAAGGTATCCAGCAAAAGTCCCAGTTACGGAACTTCTCACCCAAAAAGACACAGTGACAGATAAAGCGCCAGCGGTGCCAAACCCAAGATCAGCAACATTAAAACCTTCAATTTTGTGTCGTATACGGGCGATTTGCCCAGCCGCCAAAGAAGCATCGGCCACTGAAACTGTTAAAAGTAGTGCGTTTGAAAATCCAGAAGGTGCAGTTGTGCTTTGTTGGACGGCCAGAGTGCCGTCAGTGGCGCACTGAACTTGAAAGCGGTCGGTCACGAACTGCTGCGCAGCACTCGTTACGTTCACACTCGCCCCAGCGTTCCTCTGGTCAATCCGCATGCCACCGTTCAGAATGCGGTTGCGGAAGCCCTGCAAGCTCTGTGCTGTCGGGGTCATACCGTTAATCTGGGCGGTGTTGCCACTGTTGGCATCCACGATGGTGTTGACTCGAACTTGGCTCATGCTTGCACCTCCAGTGTGCGGATTTCAGCGCGCCACGCTTGGCGCTGGCTCACGATGTCTTCATCGGGCTTGTCGTAGTCGGGCAAGACCTTGTAGTCGCTGTCGTTCAGCAGTGCCTTGAGTTCAGCGATGCGGTCAGCGTTGGCCTTGGCTTGTGCCTTGGCGGGATCAACTTTAATTAAACTCATTGGATTCACCTCCGATACCGTCCGTCAGGTCTGCCTCGTCAACCGTCCAAGCATCACGATCAGAACGATCCGATGGGATGTCATCAGCGTCCACGATCTTGAATGGCTTGCCAGCAGGAACGTCCTTGATGGCAATGGCTTGAATGCCGTGCTGCTCAATGGCTTCTGGGCTTGGGATAATGACAGCGACCACGCCGTTGTCTTGGTTGTAGATGATTCGGTTCATGGTGTGTCCTTAGCGGAAGACGGCAATGTTGATATACGCGGAATCGTATGCACCCGTCCCCGGAACCAAAACTTGAATCCTACCTGCGGATGCTGTTCTGGTTACGTCAGCCCGGTCAACCACCACAGCAATGCCCGTGACCACTGTCTCTCTTGATGTGCCAACCATTGAATAATTCGCATCAGGCATTGCAGTTGTGAAGTTGACTGTGTAATCACCAGTCCCGTTATCCGTGATGCTCGACACGTTCCCACTTGCACGAATCGCCACAGTGCCAGTGCCGTTGAAGTTTACCCAAGCTCGGGCAGCATACACAGGTGCAGAACCCGATGCGTTGAACTGGGTCAGCGTGGACTCAGCAGTTGCCAGCGTCCCTGCGCTGTCAGGTAGGTTCAGGATTCGGTCAGAGTTGCTGTTTGGGCTGGCGATGGTGAACGTACCTGTGCCGCTGGCGTTGGGGGTTAGGGCGATACGGCTCATGTTGTTTGTCCTTTAACAGAAAAAGGCGACATAAACTTCAGCGCAATCAGCCGCTGGAGTGCCGCCAGAAATCCCTGTTCCAATAGTCACCTGAGTTGTTGTTTTCAAAGTTGGCGGGTTTGTTTCGTTTGAAGCAATAACACCAACAGTTACAGTGTCCGCAGTTGACGCCAAATCTGTTGTGCTTGACGCCAAGACCAAATAATTTGCATTTGGCATTGCGGTGGTGAAAGTAATTGTGTAACTTCCAACGCTGTTTCTAAGGACGCTTGCCACGTTACCAGACGCACGAATAAGGCGGTTGGTGTTTGCAGTTGAAACAACATCCGTGGTGTCGTTGATTCCGTTGAAATTGACCCATGCTCGGGCGGCGTACAAAGGCGCAGACCCTGTTGGGGTAGCCATAACAGCAGGACCAACGGTCAAACTGCTATCGGAGTCCAGAGCAGGGGAAACAATCCCCGTAGTTCCATCTAAAACGATTGCCATGTCTTACCCCTTAAACCACAACGTACCGACTGCCCGATGGCACGGTAATACTGACACCGCTTGCAATCGTCACAGGACCGGCTGAGATGGCGTTGTTGCCTGCGTTGATCGTTGAGCTTTGCGTCACCGTTGCGGCGTTCTCGATGTAGCCCATGCCGCCCACCACAGACCGCTCTGCCGGGTATGTCACGAACACGTCCTTGGAGCCAGCGGCAAAGTCCACCAGTGCGCCAGCGTTCGACGACTCAAGCACCGTGTCACGCGACAGGGTTGTGCCACTGGAGGTGTACGTGCCAATGCCCACCTCAAAGGCTCCAGAGGCAGAGTCAACAATCGCGTAATAGGTCGTGTTCCCGTTGCCAATAACGGCAAACGACTGGAAACCAGAAGCCGCACCACCAAGGGTCAGCGTACCAGTGCCAGTCGTTGTAGAAGACTCCTTGACCCTATCTTTCAAAACCAAGGGCATGAGAGCCTCCTATTTAAGTCAACGTGATGTCCAAGTCACCAGCAGGGATGCGCAAGACGTCGCCGTCGTTGATGGTGCGGGAGGTCGTCAACTGCGCCCAGCCCAGCATGTTGCCGGAGGTCAGCGCATCAAAGATGGCGATGTGGGTGATCGTGCCCCAGTTGCCACCACTTGCCGCAGCAAACTCAATGGCCGCGCTGTTGGTGCAGTTGGTGGGCGATGTGCCCGAGACGGTCATGGTGCCGGTGACCACGCGAGCGTAGCCGCTGCCAGAAACCTCGGTGCCACCACCAGCGTCAGAAGGTGCTGCGGTAAACAGGCCCACGTACCAAGCGGTTGGACGGGTGACGGAGTTGGTCGTGAACACATAGTTCAAAACCAAGTTTTCGGTGTAATCGGTAAAAGAAGACATCAGCGTGCTCCAAAGGGTTTGACTCGCGCCCGGATCAGACCGCTTGCGCTTGCGTTTTGGTCTGCGAATTTGATTGATTCAATGGCCGTATTGTAAAGAGTTCCCCACACCGCAACACGCTCGTCGTCCTTCAAGTACGGTGCGGCCTGCATCAGCGATCCGTACAAATACGCGTCAGGGGACGACGCCAGCAGCCAGTTGGTGGTCACGCTGTCGGACAGCTTGGGCAGCTTGGCGATGTACATCAGCTCTGCCGTGTAGGTCGCGTCAGGCGTGGGCGCCACGCGAATCTGGCCACCAATGATGGTGAAATATTTGGGGATGCCGGGTGCGTTGGCGTAGAGCTGGTCACGGTCGTCCATCTGCTCAGGCGTCAAAAACTCAATGGGCTGGATGGGGTTGGAGCTGGTGATCTTAAAGGTCTTGGCCTCCAAGAAGTCGGCAGGCACCGCGCTGTACTGCGTATCAACCGATGCCGTGGCCCGTGCAATCATCTGACGCACGCGCAGTGGCCGCTCCATCTGGGACTCTGCAAGCTCAATAAACGTCGGGATCACCGCCGTCAAGTCTGTTCGGTTCAGAAAGTCAGCGATGTTGGTCTTGAGCTGTGCGTAGTTCATTTCATTCCCTGCCAATCAGTGTGTGCTCGTGCTTGTACTCAAACGTGCCGATGTGGTGGACCTCTTTGGACAGGTCTTGATCAATCAGCGTCTTGAAGCCGTTCTCGGAAGCACGGCGGCAAAACCAGACGTCCTCACCGATGTAGTCCTCAGCGGCTGGCACCCAAGGGATGGCAAACCACGGGAACTCCATCTTCTTGTAGACCTCTGCCTTCACGAGCATCACGCCCATGCCGCAGTAGTCCACCTCGACCAAGCCGGTCGAGTCTTGCTCAGTATAAACGCGCAGCACTTCTTTGGCGTCCTCGTTCCCAGTGTTCTTGCGCACGGCAATCGGCTCAGTCGGGAACCGACGCTTGGCGTAGTTCGCGCAGACGATTGGCTCGTCACGGTCCAGCAATCGGATCAGCGCGTCCTTGGGGAACCTCATGTCACTGTCGAGCCACAGGGTGTGGGTGCAGCCAGCCTCAATCGCATCTCGCGCCAAGTCTTGGCGCTGAGAGGAGAGTAGGGTGCCCGAGCTGGTGTAGATCACCACGCGGTTTTCTGTGGTGCCGATGGTGTAGCCCACCAGCCTTGCGAGGTCAAAGGCAAAGCCTGAATTGACGAAGTCGCGGGTGGGTACAAGAATTCCAATGATGTTTGACATTAAACGCGTCCGGGTCGAGTTCTGAAAAATCTGTTTTCTGGGTCGTTGAGCCAAGCCTTCATGCGTGCCGGGTCATCAGCGATACCTTTTGCTTTGAGGTCGTAGAGCACAGCCATCGGGATTTGTGCGACATGGTGCATGTCACCCTTCCAACTTGCATTTTCATCCACTTGGTTGAATGCGGCCTTGTTTTGCTCAATGACTCCACTCACGTCAACGACTGTCTCAATGACTGCCTCATCGGTGTCGCCGTTGTAGTGCCATATCTTCTTGGCACCCGTCAATGGGTCGGAATCAAATAGTTTTGAGTGCATATAAAAAAGGGGGGTGATTAGCCCCCCTTTATTCCATTACTGGATGACGCTGTCCAAGTCATAGACCGCGCCGTGGGCCTTTTCGTTCATGACCTTCAAGCCCCACTCAACCAAGAGCATGCGCTTCTCGGCGTCGCCGGTCTTTGCCAATTCCACGGTCTGGAATGGGCGCAGGTAGGCAACCGAGGCGTACTCGGTGTCCAAAACGAACACGTCACGCTCACGCTGGAAGCGGTTGGGGACGATGGTCACGTTGCCGAAGTCGCTCACATACACGTCAGCAGCACCGATGATGGTGGAGGGCTTTGCACCTTGAGCGTTGTAACGCTGTTGGGCGATACCAGCCATCTTGGACAGGTTCTGCTTGTTGACAGGACCGGCCATCACGACGGAGGGCTTGCCACCTTGCGTCCACACCTTCTGGATCACGTCCTTCAGCAAAGTCTCGCTGAAAGCGCGCAAGTTGGTGGTGGTCGCATCGGTACGAGCTGCGTCAGGGATGGAGGTGTACGAAGGATCGCCACCGCCAGTGCCTTCGTTGGTGTTGGTCTTCAAGAAGGCCTGCAAAGCACCAGTCTTACGGGCAGCGGAAGTGCTACCAGCAGTGGCTGCTTGGTTGGCCAACATGGCCGTTTCCATGTCACGCTTCAGTTCGGCACCGCGCTTGGCCATCTGGTAAGACAGTTCGCTGCGGCGACCAGCCTTGTCAACGGACTCCAAGGTGCCGGAGATGACCACGTCCTTGCGGCTAATCTGGGTGTAGTTGCCCAAACGCACGGTGGCGGTGGCTGCGGTGAACGAGGTGATGTCGTCGCCTTCGATCTGCGCGTTGGTCGAAACTGCGGAGGCCAAGTCGTCAGTCTGCCACTCGTAGAAAGTGTTCTTGACGTTCTCTTTGCCGACGTTGCTCATGAAGGGCGTTTCTTCCGGTGAAATCTGGTAGATGACATTCGAAAGTTCTTCCCGCACGCCTTTGGCGTCGAAGCGGGTATAGGTGTTGGTGATTGCTGCCATGATGGCTCCTTAACAAGTTACAAGAATTTTTCAAAGAGGTTCGCCGCATCGCGGACGCTCCCCGTTGCCTTGAGACGCTGTTGAGCTTGCTTAATTTGACTCGATTGTGGTTTACCAGTCGCTGCCACACCGGGCTTGGCGACCTTGCCGACCGACTGCTGCGGCTTGATGCTCTGGCGCTTACTCATCAACGAGTCGTAGGTCGCGAGCTTGCGCAGCGCCAACAACATGCGGTGATCAGTGATGCTGTTCATCTCCTGCTCAGTCAATCCGATGGCCTTGCCTGCATTGACCCAGTCGGCCTTGGCTTTCGCCGCCACCTTGGGGTCTTTCAGCTCAGGGGCCGCAGACAACAACAAGTCCTTCTCCTGATGGAGTCGTTCTTGCATCGCCTTGTGCGATTCCCTCTGATGCTCCTGTTGCAAACGCTGCTGCTCTGACTGGATAGCCATCATCTTTTCAGCGTTCACTCGCTGCATCTCGCGCTGCCTCACCCACTCGATGGGGTCTTCGTTATAAAGACGGTCCATATCGACGTTGGGCTGCTGCGCGTCTTGCAGTTGGGCTTGCAGGGCCGTCAACAATTGAGAATACTGTGCTCGCTCGGTACGCACCGACTCCAGTTCTGCCTGAGCTGCTTTGCGCTCTTGGGCAAGTGCCTGTGTCTTGCGCGTGTAGTCTTCTGTGCGGCTGTAGCCCTTTTGCAGCTCTTCCAGCGTCACCTCAACTTCTTTGCCGTCAACTTTAACGGTGAATTTTGATGGCTGTTCTTGCTGCTCGGTTTCTTCATCCCCATCGGACTCTTCGCCTTCGGCATCTTCGTCTGACGCGTTCTCCTCTTCAGACTCGTCTGCCTCGACGGATTCGGATGATTGCTCATCCTCCAGCGCCTCTTCTTGCTCTTGCTGTTCTCCCTCTTCCGAGGGCAGCATCGCTTCAAAGGCTGATGCAGCTTGCGCTGCGGTCATGGACTGCGAACTGGTTTGACCCGTGGTGTCGCTCATGTCTTTGATTCCTATGTTACTTCAAACTCATCCCCGCTGGACCTGCCGCTGCGCATACGTTGCGCGGTCGATGTAGGTCTGCAACTGGGTCTTGATGTCTTCAATTGCGGTGATGGCCATGTAGGCCTTCTCGCGCTTTTCGACTTCATCAACTTTACTATCTTTCCACTCGTTTGTGTAACGCTCTTGCAGTTCCTTTAACGCTTCGTTGAGCGTCGAGCCGGGACTCATCAGCTCCTCTGATTCGCGTCCCAGCTCCAGCGTGTCGTGCAGGTTGGCCATCAGACCACACCCTGATTCATTGTCTGCATGGCCATGCGGTCACGCTCGACTTGCACGTTGAGCTGCTGCTCGTTGATCACCGCGCCGTACTTCAGCTCAAGCTCGCGCAGCTTGATGAACTTGTCGATGTCCATCTTGTCGCGCTCGCGGTCGTCGGCCATCTGCATCTTCTGCTGCTCAAGCTGCAGCTCGGCGGCCTTCTTCTGGATGTCGGCTTGGATCGACTGGACTTGCACCTGTGCCAGCATCTCTTCTGGGCTTGGCTTAGGTGGCTCTGTTGCCTGTGGTGGCTGGTAGTCTGCTGGGATCGCATTGAAGAACTGGCTGGCGTCCTTGAACCCGGCAAGCTCGACCATCTTGCGCAGCGTGTTGGCGTACTGTGCAGGCGACACCAGCGGGTTCATTGGACCCATCTGCATCAGTGCCTGCTCTTGCTTGCCAGAGATCATGGCCAGCATCTGCATCTTCTGCTCGGTGTCGCCGGTGCCCATGCCCACGTTGATGGCCACGTCCATGGTGGCGTCCCACGAGCGTGGGTCAACCTGCACCCAGTCGTTGCGCAAGCGAACCATGCGGGGCTTGTCTTGGTGCTTCACCGACAACTGCAGGATCAGCTTGAACAGCTTCTTCATGCCCTCGGCCAGCAGGCGCGTGGTCAGCTCAATACGCATCTGGCTGGCGCTCACCGTGGCGCTCACAGCGGCCTTGGTGCTGGACTGCAAGGCGTCAGCGTTCAGGCCCATCGACGCACGGCTCATGCCGGTGCGCTCCTCCTTGATGCTGTCCATGTACTCCAGCATCGGGAACGCGGCCTGTCCGACAAACGGCTGGGCCAGCGGCATCACCATGCCGGGTGCTCGCATGCGGATGATGGCACCCGTCTCGTTGTTCAAAACGTCGTCCATGTTGACTTGGCCCTCGACCACCGCAGTGCGCGGGTGGATCGATTGCGCCAAGCTGTCCAAGGTGTTGCGCAGGATGTCGCTCTTGATCTCCTGCAAGTCCTTGGTGAAGTCAAAGACGCTGTTGGCCTCAAGCGGACTTGTGTGTGGTTCGGGATCGCACGGGAAGTCGGCAAAGCCAATCAGGTCGGCTGGCTCGTTGTTCACGATGGTGTAGCCCTCGCCCAAGCAGCACACCTTGCGCAGCTCAGGGATGCCGTCGCCGTCGTAGTCCACGCGCATGTAGCCCTCGACGTACAGCGCACGCTGCATGGCCGGGTTGTGCGACTCGTTGATCGACCCCATGGTGGTGGTCGTTGGACGGCGGCGCAGGTACTCGTCGTTGTACTCAAAGTCCGTCGTGGAGATGTTCTCCATGATCAGGTCTTCGTCGTAGCCCATCTCCAGCAGCTCGGCCACGGTGGCCATCTTGCGGTGGCCAACAAACGCAGCGGAGTCCAAGTCGCGTGCGTTGCGGTCAATCAAGAACTCTTCTGGGGGCACGCCCTCAATGCAAATCTTGCCCTCCGCAATCGTGCGCTTGACCTCGACGTCAAACAACTGAGGGACCGGCACCATCATCGGCTGGCCGGTCATGGGGTCAATGGTCAACTGAGGCTCAAGCACGTCCGGGTCGTCGTACTGGGTGATCACGGTCACCACGGCACCCGGCTCCTGCTGGATCAGCATCACGGTGCCCTCGTCCAGACCGGTGTACTTCTCGGTTCGCACGGTGGTGTTCTTGGCCCACCACGTCTTCACAATGCCGCACTTGCGAACCAAGCTGTCCTTGAAGGTGCCGTACATCACCATAAAGCCGGGGTTGTCTTGGTTCAGGACGTAGTTGGCGTAGTCGCTCGCCTGCTCCGACGACTTGACGTCTTCGGGTCCACGGGGCATGAACTCGACCACGCGCTCGGAGCTGAAGAACACCCGCATGATGCTGGGCAGCATGGCGTTGACCGTGTCGCGCACCTCGGTGGCCACCACGCGGCTGTTGCCCTCCTCCTCGTTGCCGAACGGGTCGCCACGGTAGTAGGCCGTGGCCTGAGCGCGGGACGGACTGAGGTCGGTGTCGATGTAGGTGACGGCGTCCTCAATCTCGGCAGAGACCACCGACTGGAAGTCGTGCTCGTCCATGAACAGGGCAGACGACTCACCGGTCTCGTCCTCCTCCAGCTCGGCCACCTCGCGCTGGGCGTCCTCGGCCAGCTTCATGCCATCGTCTTGGTAGTTCTCGTCCGTGTCGTACTTTTTCATTTCTTGCCCTTTTTGGCGCGTTCGGCCTCACTAAGAGCAATGGCAACAGCCTGATCTCGGCTTTTGACCTTTTGCCCCGAACTTGATTTGAGCTTGCCAGCCTTGTGCTCGCGCATCACGGAGGCAATCTTTTTTGCGGATTTGGTGAGGTTCATGCGCGTGATTTTCGCACCTTTACGCCAGCCGTGGCACATTCCTTCGCAGGGGCTTGGCCCAGTTCTTGGAGCCACCAGTGGAGCCGTACATGCCCGTGGCCGCGTCACCGGCAAACGTCAGGATCAAAGAATCGGCGCAGTCGGGTGACTTCAGGCCGCGCTTCTTGATGTCCTCCTTGGACTCCACGCGGGTCTTGCCCGTGCTGGAGAACGTGTACCGCACGGTGGCCAGCTCTGCCGTCAGGCGGCTGTCGTCGGGGATGCGGCAATCCCTTTTCTCAAACCACGCCTTGCACTTGTACCAAAGCTCGGCCTTCAGGTTGGCGTAAGTTTGGTTTGGGGAAAAACTTGGGCTTTCGCTCACGTTGATGCCCACCGCAGGCAGGCCCAGCTCCTTCAGCCGGTCCACCACGCCTGCGCCCAGCCCGATGCTGTCCACCATGATCGACTCTGGCTTCTCCTGCTCCTGCTGCGCCTCGTACTCGGCCACCACCGCCCCGGTCAGTTGCATCAGGTCCAAGTTGCGCCACACCCGGCTGGCCTCGGTCACCGTGTTGCCCCGTCGCTTGGTCAGGCTGGAGCTGTCCGAGCCGAACCGTGCCACGTCCAGCCCCCAGATCATGGGCGCGTACTTGGTCGGGGCCACGTCGCGGTTCTTTGCCGCCTCAATCAGCTCCATGGAAATGATGGTGTCGTCGTCGGACCGTGGAAACTCACCCAGCACACGGATGCGGTACGCGTTGCTCTCCTCTCCGTACCGGCTCTTCATCTCCTCGACGTACTCGGTAGAAACCCTTGGTGAGTCCACGCACGACACCCGGAACGTCACCCAGTCGCTGGACAACCTGTTGTGCGTGTCGTAGAAGAACCCGCTGGATCGCGTCGGGTTGCCCAGCAGCAGGGTCACCGCGTTGTGGCCGGACATCGATCCAGCCGCAGCCTCAAACACCTGCTCGGGCACGCCGGACGCCTCGTCGGCCACCAGCATCACGTTGTCCGAGTGGATACCCTGCAGGGCTTCTGGCTGCTCGGCCCGTGATGTACGCGCCGAGATGAACATCTCGTCCGGTGCGGCGTTGAACACAATGCGGTCCTGCTTGACCGTCACCAAGTCCTGCAGCGGCTGCGGCATCTGCAGCACCCACCGCTTCAGCTCCGCGAACATGGCGTCAAACAGTTGCGAGCTGGTCGGTGCGGTCACCACCACCTTGACCGGCGAGCGGGTCATAAAGTACCAAAGCATCGCCCACGCACTGGCGGTGGACTTGCCCACCCCGTGGCCGGACCTGACGCTCACGCGCCGGTTGCCCTTGGCGATGGCCATCAAGAACTTGATCTGCCACTTGTCCGGGGTCACACCCAGCACCTCGTCAACGAAGGCCACCGGGTTGTTCTGGTATCTCTCGACCCACTCCTCAAAGACGTTGCGTTTTACCTGCGTCATATCAATGCCTCGCCAAGTTGGTTGAGTTGCTCAGTACGACGACTTGTCAGTGTGGCTCGGTGGAGCGCCTCCAATACGGCTGGGTCCACCCTCTTGAACGGCCAGAATGCACTTGGCGTAGATGTGCTCAAGTGTGTGCCTGAGACGCAGGGCTTCTTCAATGGCCGCGTCACGCTGGTTTCTGATTTGCTTGTTTTCATGCTGCAGGTCTGCGACCAGCAGGTCGAGTTCTCGTTCGTTCATCGTGTTCTCCATATTCAATGATGTTGGTCAACCGGGTGATCCGCTCTTGGTGATATTGCGCCATGGACCGAGCGTACTCCTCGGCGCTGTGCGCCTTGAGCAGCTCGCGCCGTGCCTGCTCCAGCTCCTCTTTCACCATCTCCTCAGACGTCGGTGGCTGGAAGATGTGGATGAAGTCCGCAAAGATAGTCTTGATCATGGTGCTGGGCAGTCCTTCGGAATCTCGGCCACGCAATACACCGCGACGCTCGGGACCGCCCTTCCAGACACCCCATCGGTGTTGGGCGTGTAGCCGCTCACGTACACGTCCACCATGCTCTTCAAAACCGCACGCACCCGAGACGGTCCAAGGCTCAGTGCCGACGCGATCTGCGTCACGGTCTGCCCTTGGTGCTCTCGTAGGTGGTTTCGGATCACCTCGTCCGTGTGAATCGCCATTACTTGGCCTCCGTCTTTTGTTGAATCAAATCTTGGTCAAGGTACTGGCCCAGCATAAACGCCGACAGCACCAGCAGAAAAACAGCGAGGGTCTTCATGCGGCCATCCAAATCATGGTGAACATAAACGCGATGCCTACCAGCGCGGTTGCGATGATCACGTAAAGGATGATCTCTTGCATTTTTTCCCAGTTCATCGTTTCTCTCCCCACAACACCCAGCCCACGATCAAGCCAAACGCCGCGCCAAAGGCCAGCAGCAACATGATTTGGATTGCTTCGTTCATGTGTTCTTCTCCTTGAGTTTGGCTTCGATGGCTTGGTAAAACGCAAGTGGGTGCGTTGTGGTTTCTTCAATATCCAAAACCTCGTCTCGGCTCAACCCCACCCAAGGCTTTGGCGCAACAGGCCACGGCTTACCATCGTGGTAAGTCTTCACAGGGACGGGTTGTGGTGCGGTGTAAAAGGCTGTGCCGGAGTTAAACAGTCTTGCCGGGTTTGTTGGCAACACAACGCATTGCCCACCGTAGTAACCAGACACGACAGCCACAGGCTCCTGCACAGGGACGGGTTGGGGTGCGGTGTAAACGCTGCCATGCTGTCCTGCTTCATTGCTGCCAGTGCAGTCCAGTTGGTGATCGCTGGCCTTTGGGCATCGCTTATTGCCGCACTCGGGGCACAAGATCATTTGCGTCATGGAAAATGGAAGGCCATTGACGGTGTTGTGCTCGTTGCACTTGTGACACCAACACTTCACAGGGACAGATTGTGCCAACAGTGCCTTGATGTCTTTGAGGACGCGCCCAATAATCTCCTCGTCATAGTCCTCAAGCCCGGTCGCAGGGTACAAGACATCTCTGATGCGCTCAAGCTCGGCGCGTTGCTGTTCGTTCATCGCACCACCCCCACTACAACAGCCAACACACCGCCACCGATGGCACCGAGCACGATGCCCAGCCACAGCGCGGCCCAGTACTTCACGGTCTTTCGCCATGCGCTTGGACCCCATGCCATAGCGGCGTGGTACCGCTGGCCCACCTTGCCGGGGCTGATGCCGAAATGCTCCTGCTCGAATTGTTCTCTTGAGGTCATGCTTCCCTCGCCTCAAGCATGGAGTCGGCCATGTCGTATGCCAACCGAGCAATTGTTCCTTGTGTAACATTTGAAAAAGCTGGGTCGGCAAGGTATGTCGGCACCACCTTGGCCGCGAAGTAATCGCGCAGGGTCATTCCGTCTGGCCCGATTCCTTTGATATACCGTGGGCACGGGAAAGCTGGCCCACCTGTGTTTGTGTTGTTCATTTCTGCTCCTTGCTTTGGACTAAAACCGACACGCTTGATATGACGAAGTTGTGTTCTTTTCCCTTTGCAGATACCCAATCACTGAACTCTTTCATCAACTCCTCGGTTGGTATCGGGTAGAACGACGCCACCTTCAAGGTGAACACCAAGTCTTGTGTCACTGCGTGTACGCTGCTCATTTGATTCTCCGTTCACAGTATTTGTTGATCTCTTTGATGGCCCGTGGCTCACTGCCATCAAACCACCACGCGGTGCATTGCTTGTAGAGTTCAGCCCCGCTCATCAAGGCCCGCTCACGCCCATCCCCGTAGCCCTGCTCGTAGCCCTTGGTAAAGGCGTAGCCGGTCATGATGTAGAGGGACGCGGCCAGCGCCAGTCCGATGATCACGTACTTCATTTGATCCCCTTCAGTTGCTCGGCCCGTCCGGCCCGAATTTCTTTCTTGATGTAGGCGATGGCCCTCTCCATCTGGCCCACCGTCACCACGTCCAGCAGCTCGTCGTGTAAGGACATCAGGTCACGCAAGGCCTGCATCTCGGCAGCCCGCAACGTCGTGCCCTTGCCAGCGTTTGCCCGGTCGCAGACGTCCATCAAAGCCGCCCCAGACCGCACCAGCGTGCCGTCCACGTCCGCGCCACCCAGCACAACCATCAGCCCCTCGGTCACGTTCCGA